TCTCTTTTACGTTTGTCTTCAACCACACGCATACGATACTTAGGGCTACGCAAGTCCTTCGCTACCATGTACGTGGTTTTGTTTTTGACAATTTAAAATTCAGGCTCTCCATAACTTCCGTAATCCTCATCGGTTCCATATCCTGCTGAAGCCATAGCGGAATCAAAATCTCCGTCCATGCTTTCATTATACTCTACATCCATAAAACTTGCAACAAAATTGTCAACCAATTCTACTGGTACATTAAGCATTGTTGCAATCGTGAATTCATTGTACCCTTGAAGATACAACTCTTCAATCTCCATCGCCAATTCGCTCATCTTACTCATGCTAGTTCCTTTTGCTTATCCAAAACTTGTTGATACGTCATTGTGGGTTCTTTGCTAGTGATAGCACCATCAAACTGTAACTGAGATTTCTCAAACCATGAAAGGTAATCATCACTTTCCATAGACCAATCAATCATGTACTCACTGGAGTAATCCGTATCAGTTTCAATACCACTCAATGCAAACTTCACAAACTCATTATAGTCGATGTTAAGCTGAACGTCAAGTATCTTATACTCGGAACCGCCTTTTGCTTTCCAATACTGAGGGCATTCGCCCGTACCATCCCAATCATGTGCGCCATAATTTTCGTGGTACTGAGTGCGGATAACTATCATCATATATTTATTCCTTAGCGAGGTGTAAAACCCAATTCAAATTCCATCATCAACATTTTTGCAATATTGATATACTGCCGTGCATCATTCGAACTACCACATGCAATCATTTCCTGTGCATCGGAAAGATAACTTGCAATCACCATGCCAGGACCAGAAAATTTGAAACTGATTGAATCCGTAACGGACTCAAGGATTTCGGATTTCTTAGCACCGTATGCTTGGATTTCCCAAAGGCTTTGTTCACTTGCTGTCATCATCATTTCGCTTTCTTTATCAACTCAACAGACTCTAGTTTAACAGGTTGGGTGAGTAAGTCAACAACTATTTTGGATAGTGTTGTTATTCTGCAACAGGTGCAAACATCTTGCGACCATCAACCATGAACCGTTCAAATGCTTCCATAGTCTTTTCAGAGTAAATCATCTTACCTTCTTTTTGGATATCTTGCAACAACTCCAAGAAACCCAAACCCAAAAATTCACGTTCTTTATTCAGAATACCAATTGCTGTTTCGATTTTCATTTTATTTCCTTAATCAAAAAAGTTGCCAGACTGATACGAAAATGCATTCTGACCAGCATCAGCCCAAGCCATAGGATGCAAATCTAATTTATCAATCACTTGACGATTACACATTTCCATCGCATTAAGTTTAGACTCTGCGGCAAGTTCATAAACATCTTTACCAACATAAAATTTGTATGTAATCATATTAAGCACCATAAAAGTCAGAAGTAAAACCGCAAGCATTGTAGACACATTCACGAACTGTGGTGTCCATCGCTTCACCAAATTTACTGTAATCATTTTTGGCTAACATGTTAAGGCACTTATAAGTTTGTGGCCATGTCAGGTTCATTGTAATTGCAGTAACGACAACGCCATGAACGGCTAAGTTGCCCACTTCGCTAAACATTCCGTAAGAGATATCATGTGATAATGTAGTCATTTTATTTCCTTAAATCAAATCAACTTGAACTTGCGTACCAACTTGCGAGGTATTGTAACTTGTCATACCAAGACCAGTGGGAACTAACGCACCATCTTTTTGCGCCATGTAACGCATGTAAGACAAACGCAACAGAGCATCATTAGCCGCTTGTGAATGGGTGTATGTAGCAAACACACTAGCAACACCAGCAACGGTGGTGTAGACACCAATTCCGTCAAACATCACACGAATTTTTTGTGAATTCTTGAAGCCCTGAATGTAAGTCTTAGTACGCATATCAAATTTCCTTTTCTTTTCTCAATCTCTAGACTCTAGTATAACAGAATCGGTACACTTGTCAACAACTATTTTCGATTCTGTTGTTTTTCTGCAACTGAATACTTCGGTATTCACATTGCTCCAGTCCAACGAACGTTCTGGAAAGTCCGTGCCATCGTGTTACCACGGGCAAAATTTCTAGCAGGACCAGCCCAACCAGCGGCTTTCAAAATATCGCCTTTGGTGAATTTGCCCATGTCACGGAGACACACAAACGAATGCACGGAACGACCGCTACCGGCACGACCAGTAATGACCTTGATGTATCGTGAACCAACTTCGAATGTCAGACCATCGCAAAAATCTTGTGCCATCTGTTTCTGAATTTCAGTAGGGGTTGCACCTTGCCACTTGATGTAGTCAGCCTTGATGCATTCGAGATATTCGTTAAATCCGTCAATCATTTTCATTTCCTTTATCAATTAACCGAGAGTCTTTACAGAACCACTAACAGCGGCACCGAACAAAACCATCACTACAAAAATCATCAAAACTGTAAGCATTTAAATCTCCTATTAATCTCACTCACTACAGAATCTATTATACAGGTACTGGTGGGTAAGTCAACGGTTATTTGGGCTTTGTGCAAAAATACAACACTTGTGGGGAAAAAACAACAGCCCTAGAACCGGTTTTGGGCGGTTTCTAGGGCTGTGGAGGGGTGTCAGTACACTAGACGGTCAAAGCCGTCCCAGACGGCGGTTTTAGGCGTCTTCTATTTCATCTTCCTCGTTTTGCGGCAAGTCTTCACCACGTTCTAATCTGTGGGTGTCGCACAATGTTGAAATCCATCCGTAGTTATTTGAACGACCAGGACTACCACACACTTCACATGTGCGATATGACATGGACTCAGCCATGCTAATCATTGCACCAATCACATCGGTATAACCATTTGTGTAGAATCGCAATCCGCCAAACTTTTCTTTCACTTGACTTGCTGTGATGTATGGCATATATGCAGGAACTTCTTTGAACTCTGCTTTTGTAATTGCATGGTTAGAATAATCAATTGCCCATTCATCTGGTTCTGTTTTATTGCCAAATGTGAAATGCATTTGAAGTGGGCGTGTGTCTCCAGCCAATGCACGTTTCAAAGCACGATTAAATTTCAATACTCTCGCACGATCTTTACGTTTTTGATCCACATGATGTTGAATGTTTCCACACAATACATCAACGATGTTGTACCAACCATCACCACAATCGAAACCCCAACACATAGCAGTATGTGTCATTGGTGCATGGCGAAACTTAAAAATCTTTGGGTACTTTGCACATAGTGCTTCATCTAATTCTTGTTTCATAATTTATTCAAAATGTTGTAGTAGGGTAGGAGAACTCATTATACGATTTGAATATGAATTTCTTTGACGATCTGATTCATATATCTGATCGAAATTTAACAGAGGCAAATTATCAAAACGGTTTGTATATTCTAAAGTATATAATTCTTCAACACTACGCACATGTGATTTTAGTGAAACAGTTTTACACTCTTTAGGTGGAATAGTAATGCTAACCCATCTTTGACATTGAGGATACAATGGTGGAGAAAAATGTTCAAAATACATTTTAGATTTTTTTATTTCTAATTTCTTTTCCTTTGATAGTTTATCCATATCGAGAGGCTCTTCAAGTAACGTGGACAAATATGCATTGTGTTCCAAGAGTCTTTTTTGTAAATGTTTTTTTCTCACTCCATTCCAAGTTTTTCTATTTTTTATGTCGTGATATGATCCACACGCCATACCAATATAGAATGTGTCTTCTAATTCAAAAGGCATAACATCTTTGTCTGGTTTATCTTCACCAAAGTAATAACCATATATTCCCTCGCTTATACAGTCCATACGATCATATGCGTTAGACCATGAAAACCAGCCTAAATGTTCTCCAGTATCAATACTCAAAATCATAATATATTACTCAGTTATTTCAATTCATCAAATTCTTCAAATTCGTCCCAATCATCTTCTTTAAGATTTTGTGGGTCGATAAACTTTGTTTGGTGCTTGAACTTATCTTTTTGTTTCTTAGACTCGTTCAACTTCGGTTTCCTTGCTCTGCCTTCGTCTTCATAGAAGTCACGGAAACTGGAATATTTCTTTGTTTTGGCCATTTTGTTACTCTGATTCTCCCTGCAAGATTTCAGGCAATGCTTCCTCGATAAGTTTTCGATTGATGCCTTTGTACGTAAGTTTTTTATCTTTAATCATTAGAACTAGTTTAGCCTCTTCAGGTGAAACTGTCTCAAGAACCTCAATAAAAATTGATTCACGCTTGATAGGATTCAATGTACTTCCTTTTAAGAAATACTGAAACTTTCTCAATTCTTTTGGGAGACGATTGTGTCCCCAATTGCCTGGAGTTTCCATAGGCTTATATGGAGGTGCGCCAGCAGGCAAATCGAATACAATGTTTTTGTGAAACGTATAGTGCAACACCGTTTTCAATTCTGGTGTCAAGTTTGCAATCTGCTTTAGTGAATTTGCTCTTTTAGCCGCTGGTAATTCTGCGACATGCTGTAGCAATTCGGGCAAAGTCATTTTACTAATATCAATAGCCATTTTAAAATTCCTGTATATGTTCCATCAACTGCTTCATGCGGTTTTGGATAAAATAGTTAAGTAGTTTTTCCCTACCACGTTTAGGGGTATTATCATAAGTTTCAAGAATCTTCTCTTGATACTCAGTCGGAATCTTAGACAGGTCAATCAGCAATTCGTTTCGCTTGTAATTTCGTAGCATCACTTCATCACAAAAAGACTCAGGTTCTTCTTCTAACCACTTATTTAGTTTTTTCTCAGTTACAGGTTTTTGTCGTGCTTCTACGACAAATGTATCATCAGAAGACAGAAAGTTAGGGATTCCATCGCTTCTATCGCCTTTAATAATGTGTTCTTTTAGAAATGCCTCTGGATTGTTAGTACGCAAGAACTTCTTACCCATTGGGCTATACTGTTCTACATTAGCGAACTTCTGCAATTGCATAAAGTCTTTATCGCTAGACAGTATCAGAATCTTTTCGGTAGTGCTGTTCTTAAGTGGAACACCGAACTTATGTGCCAATGTTGCAATAACATCATCGGCTTCAGTCTTGTCAACTTGAATCACTTTGTATGGAAAGTATTCTTTGATTTCATCACGCACTTTGTTTAACGTTTCGAAAATTAAATTCCAATCAAACGGAGATGCTTCTCTGTCTTTTTTACGACCTGCTTTGTAGTAAGGGAAGTAATCACGCCTCCAATACTTTTTGTCATCGCAACAGATAACAATATCGCCATAATCATCTTTGAATTTGACATTGTACATGCGAATGCTATTCAGCACCATGTGGCGAACCATGTTCTCATCAATTGGGTTTGATGCATTTGAATTCACTTGCATCATTAAGTTTGAAATCATTACCTGATTCAGGTCGATTAAAATCATTTTAGTTATCCAGTTATTACTCTAACAATAATTGTATCAGGATTAATACGTCCTGTCAACTCGGAAGGCTTAGTAGTCAATCCGTCTAACAATTTCTTCAGCACAATCTTACCACCATCAAGTACTTGCTTAACAGTCACTTCAGGTTTACGCAAACGTTTGCCAGAAGATGATTCTGTATTGAAGTTTTGAATTGTCGTACCTTTGATTGTCAAACCTTTTGCATTGTCGGCATTATACATTCCAAGCAATTTAGTTTTTGTATTGTACAACCACACTTGATTTGCACCAATAATTTTTTCTGGCAGAACACTCTTCAAATTCAATTCAGCAAAATCTTTCATGTATTGCACTTTAGCGGCAATGACACTAGCGGGTTTCTCTTTTACCTTACGTGCTTTACGTGTGGGTTTCTTTTCTGCACCACGATTTGTTTCAGTAACGACCGCATCATAGAATTCTTTAATCTTACGCAATTGCACTTTGCTGAAATTGGAATAGGCTTCTTTGATATCAGCATCGGATGTATTCATAACGTCTTCAAATTCTTTAGAACGTTTAATGAAAACTTCACACATACGCTTTTGTACAACGGAAGATAATTCTTTACCTTTGAGATACGATTGCATATCTGGTGCAGACTTACATCCGCCAGCAATGAAATCATCTACAAGTCCTTCAATCTCTCCGACTTCTTCGGATGCCTTTTCACGAATTCTATCTTGAATAGACACGACTGGTGCAGTTGATGCAACAACGGGTGTTTTTGCTTTTTTAGTTTTCTTTGCAGTCTCTATGGCATTCTTAAACTCTTTAACAAAGAATTTTTTGAATGACTCGGATGGTTCATAGCCCATGCACATCATACGTGCTACCCAACCAAGTTGTACTGGAATAGATGCGTCACTTGATGCAACCAAAGAAATTTCTTCCTTTGGTCTGTCAATGCTAGCCATGTATTCGACAACAAACGTTTTTGCTTGTTTGTTGTCACAAAAATAATTATACCAATTCAATGCACGAATTTCTTCGCTTCTAAGATTAGTCATCTCGGATTGATTGGTCCAAGAAGGTTCCATGCCATATGCTTTTGCATCGGCACCAGGATTAATCTTGGAAAATTTCATAGTTTATTCACCCAATGTAAATGATACAGATTTAATAGAATCGTAGCGGAATGAACGCCATTCGTTTTTCTCCAAGTCAACTACAGAGATAGACTCGTCAGTTGAAGTGGTGCGAACACGTTCGGTTTTCTTTTCGTATGTTGGAATTGCAGTCTCTAGCAATGTGCATTTCATGGTACGCATTGTGCCGTCTTTCTTAAGAAAGTCAACAGTCACAGGACCATATTTGAGATGGCTAACAAGCCAATCACGAAATACTTTTTGTTCTTTAGCATCACTTGTTGCATAATTAAAAGTTGTCATATCAAAATTCTCCATGTTAAAAATATCGTTCGTTCAATGTTTCTAGTATACCCATAACTTGCTCAATTGTCAAGTTCTCGGGTCTCGTTTTGGAATTGTTTTTCCATTTTTACTTCACTATACAAATAATCGTACAGTTCTTTAATGCCGCCAATGTATTTTGCATCGTGGTATATGTGAGGAACAAAACTAGTTTCAGGAACTAATATCCTCAATTGATCTATTGAATAGTCTTGACCCAATATGAATAGTTTATATTGTCGCCTACAGACTGTCAACAGCGTTTCAACTTTATCGGTTGTTTTGCTTCCCTCTGCGCCATAAACATAATACGTCATGGAACATTGTACACCTGCACATATTCACTTGGTTCATTATTTAAAAATGCAGTTTTAAGTGTACCCTTAAAATCATATGTTACTTGATAACCTCGCACGACATTATAGAATTCTTCGTGGGTTACTAAATTGCATATTGGTTTTTGATTTGATGTTGTTGTTACTATAACAGGTGTTCCGATAGACGCACCCGAATAGTGAACTGTTCCATAATGTTTTTCACAATAATTTTTTGTTGCCATGTACGGTACCTTTTCTATGATAGGTTTCTTGCTTATCACTTTTGCCATGTATACTTTATTTGTGGAAGAATTATCTTCCACAAGGGTAACCTCAGCATGTGCAAAATTGCACACAATTAAAAGTGCTACAGTACTATGTAGCGCACATAAGTTTTTCATTCCATCACAAATACATTAGTTACTGATTTTACACGTACTGCGGTGCCTGGATCGTGACCCATACGAACGGTTCTGATTTGTCCATAATATTCAAATGTTACATCATATCCAACAATGAATTGTTTATATTCTCTGTCGGTATATGGAATGCACCTTTGAACCATATTGCTTGGAGGTTTGCCAGTAGGTGTGCCAGAAGTTTGTGCCGATGCGCCAGACAAATCTTCTACCATTGTGCATGATGTTCTAGTCACGTTATACACTTTGGATTCTTGAATCGGCTGAAGCCGAACGACTCTTGCCAATTCAAACTTAACTAAACTGTCGCCCTCAAGACTACTTCGATAATCACCAGAATATTGATTATATGCTCCAAGACTACCAGAAACTGCGGATGTTGAAACTAGAATTCCGATCAATGCAGTAGTAAATAATTTCATTTTGAACTCCCTAATAGCGCATTAACTAGTGCGGTTAACCAAAATACTGACATTACACTTTCCCATGTCACAGGAATGTTAACAGGAAACAAAGTATTAACTGCACACAATGTAATGTATGAACCTAAAATGTACAATGATACCCAAGCAAACAATGCGCCAGCAACTACACCAGCGGGCAGTTTTTCTTGTGCGAACGTAAACGGACCGATTTTCATAAAAAACTCCTATTCAATGTTTATACAGTATAACATAACAATTGTGGCATGTCAAAATGTATTTAACGATGGCTCGAATTCGGCAATCAATTCTCGTTCACGTTGGTGTGCGGGTTTACGTCCACGAATCACTTCAAGGACTTCATATTGCCATGCGGCACCAGCCAAATCACGCAATGCATTACACATTGCCCAGTTTTTGTTTTCGCACTTCGCACGACTCACATGTTTTTGCCAGCGAACTTTAACAGAACGGACATAGGCTTGACCTTGTGCAACAGTCAAGCCAACATATGAATCGCCAGTATCCACGCACGTAACTTTGTACAGTACATGGTTTCGGTCGGAACGTTTCTTTCTCAATGTCATATGACTAGTATACCATAGTAGGACAACAAGTCAAGGGTTATTTTGGCTTTGTTGCTCAAAAACAACAAAAATCCCCCTCTGAAACGTGCCAAAAACTTGGTTTACCATAAATATGAATGAACTATTATATGGAGATTTACATGGTAGCAAAGAGAGTTACTACTAGAAGAAAACCAGTAGAGCCAGCGCCACCAGCGCCAACAAAAAACTTTCCGACAGCCGCTTTAGGGTTGGGTATGGTCGTTCTTACCAACTATCAAGCCGAAGTAAAACAGGTATTATCATTACTATTAAAAACACTAACATGAATATATTAGACAAATTTTTAGAATTTAAAAGACTTCCGTACATTCTTGCGGGAGTTATTTTCCTTTGCAGTCTGGCGGTACTTAGTTGTTTCAAAAGTGCTG